CATTGGCAAAATTAGGACTAAAAAGGAAAAGCCAGCCAATTACAAAAAGGCTGGTTAAAAAGTACTTTAACTTTCTAGTCAACTAGGTATCTCCTAAGTAATGCAATATCTTTGCTTACTTAGCAATTATAGCAGAATGTTAATTTAAATTACTTAACATTATCTGTTTTGTAAAATCCATTACCTTTAAACTGTATTCCAAAAGGTGTGAAATGTCTTTGTAATCTTTTACCACAACTTACACATAGATAGTTAGGTTCAACTGATGTTATAGATCTTTCCTTAGACACTATATTGTCTGGAGAACACTCACACTTATATTCGTAAATAGGCATTACTTACCGCTCTTTTTTCTCTTTTCTGCTAAGGCTGCAAAGTCTTTGACCTTAGTTTCTCCCATGTATCCCCACGCATAACCGTCTTCAATCATCTGTTCATTAACTGATTTTGTGTTTCCATCTAAATAGACCCATCCAAGAATTCTCCCATACTTTTCTGAACTATCTGGCTTTTCTGTTTTTACAACTATATCTTTTGCGTCTTTAAACTTAGACTTAAGATATTCTTTTGACTCTAACCCAAGACTTTTTTCAAATTTATCTGTTGTTCTAGACTCTGGCGTATCTATACCTGCTAACCTAAGTCTTTGAGAATATGAAATGCTGAATCCAAGATCAATGTCAACATCAATAGTATCCCCGTCCACTATTTTTGTGACTTGTTTAACTCTGTATTCAAACATCATTCTCCTTAAATTATAAAGAGCAGTTTGAGGACATGCTCAGGTCCATCCTTCGGGTAGCGACCCGAATAGCCTGCGACTCCCCAGTGACGGGGTGCAGACTTATATTATACTATTTATTTGATTTTGATGGTCTTTGGCTTTTTATCTTCTGGGACTAATCGGCTAATGTTGATATTAAGCATGCCGTCCTTTAACGATGCGCCAGACACTTCCATGTATTCTCCAAGGGCAAAAGATCTTGTAAATTTACGAGCAGCGATTCCTTTGTGCAAAACCTCTGCGTCTGTAACCTCAACAATTTCTCCAGATACTACAAGGGTGCCGTTGTCTACGGATACGGTAATATTGTCCTTTGTGAATCCTGCTACTGCAAGAGATACGAGATATGTGTCATCATCTAGCTTTAATACATCATACGGTGGATATGATTGGCGTGATGCAGCATTGTGCACATTAGCCATTCTTTCAATCTCACGATTAAAGCCAATAAAAAATGGATCCCTAAAAAGATCCATAGCGAATTGTGTTACCATTTTATTCCTCCTTCAAGCGAATAAGTTAATTTGTTTAGGCCCCTTATGGCGACCTAAATATATTATATCAAAAAATTAATTACCCTGCAATTAGTCGTTTGGAATATCCTTAAAGTCCATTTCTACAAGGCCTCTGAGCTTTGCTATTTTCTTACCCTCTTCAGTAAGGTGAAGCGTAGCCTCTAAGTTTTCATCATATTCTACTTCAACTAAGCCCTGCTCATATAATTCCATAAGAGATTTATCTACGTATTCTATATGAGATTGCCATAATTCTGGAGCAATGTCTTTTGCAAGCTCGGTTATACTATATATCATTTCTCCATTTTCGTCCATACCTTCAAGACTGACTGCACCAATCTCTAGATAATAGGCTAACCTTTCATCGCTTTCATCTGGCTCTTTCATTTTTCTCCTTTGTGCAACAGGTAGGACTTGAACCTACGATAGCCGAATTATGAGTTCGGGGCCTTAACCAACTTGGCTACTGTTGCCAAGTGTCTATTGTAACGTGCCGTCTTCATTTTTGTCAATGGTTGTTTCCACTATTTGCTGCACATATTCAGAAAAATGTTTTCTAATATTTCCAGCTGGCCTGGACCCTAAAGACTTCCATAATCTTTTATACTCTATTACATTTGCAAAGCTTGTAGGACATAGCATTACGCCACCATATTCCTTAAGTGTTGTTGGAAGCGGGACATGCTTTCCACAGCATTTACATTCTTTGGCTTTTTCCTGATATATACTCATACTATTTCCATTCCGTCTAGTACATCTGATAAGTTTTGTGGCATCCTTGGAGGCCTTATCATGTTTGTAGATATTGTATCTTCTTCTTCTCTATCCCACTTTAAAGAATCATAAGTGTGTATATCTATTGTTTCGTTATTTTGAGGTCTACTTCTGCTTATAGCATTATAAACAGAACCGCAAACTGCATCCGCCAAGTCCTTCGATCCTTTTCGTGGGTGATCAACTCTATCTCGCATAATTTTTAATTGAAGCAGTTCGTCTACCAGAAGTTTAATTGCTGGTCCACTAAGTCTATCTTCTGCTACTACCATAGCCATATCGTCATAATGTTTTTTGGCTACAGATAAAGTTTCTGTGTTAATTCCGTATTGTTTTAATTGTTGCATCATATCATGAGAGTTCCATCTATCAAAAGTACAAACTCTTATTTTAAATCCTTTAGTCCTAAGAGACAAAATATAATCTTTAACTTCAGTAAAATCTACAGACTTGTCTGGCGTAGGCGTCCAGTATCTTACCGCATCTATCTCTACAATTGGTGCTGGCTGAGAGTATGTATCAGTTACCTTTACGTTAACCCACTTTTGAACATGTGCCATAGCAACTGCACAATGGTCATGTTTTTGTGCAAGGTCTACGTGAAGGAAGTATTCTTTATCTGGATCTGGTGCAAACCAATCTTCAAATCTTCCAAAATTATCTACGGCTAAAGCCATATTGCTAAAAGCTTTTTCAATCTTCTCCCTTGATTTAAAAAAGGCATCAATTGCTTCAGAAGGCATACATGCAAATCTCCCTAAAGCATCTGGAGCATTTTTATAAAATGCTACTTTAAAATCATCTATACTTCTTGTTGGATTTATTTCCCATGTAGGCCTTCTTAGTGCGTACATTCTTGGATACTTGTATGAAAGTATATGATCTTCTTCCCATTCAATATCAAATTCATTGCCTTCTGTTCCATCTGGAAGGTTATCATCTAGTTTAAAGTGATGTGTTCTAGTAATAACTTCTTTTTCTGCAACTACGTCGTCATATCTTTGTTGAATATAATCATTTTTATATCTAGGGAAAGAAAGAAGAATTACTTTGCCATAGTCTGGAAAACGTGAATCAACTGATGCACGATACATCTCATAGATAAGACTTCCTGTCTTTGCCTGTTCATGACCAGTTGTATTTTCTACGCTAAAACCAGAAATTTCGTCTAGAATAACAACAATAACGTTATACCCTTCCCAAGCTTCACGCTCTGAGTGTCCTGAGTGAACTGTAATATTTTTGTTAAATTTAATTTCAGAAGCTTTTTCTGTATATTTTCCAACAAACCACTGACACTTATCTATGCGTGTTCTAAATCCTTTAAAGAATACGTTATTAGCTTGCTGTGCGTTAATAGCAATATTGATAATATCAATAGAGTCTCCAGGTGGCTTTCCATAATACGATGCTGGATCCTTAAGGCATAATAGTAAATATACTATATAGGCTACTGATATTGTAGAGCAGTAGTCTTTTCCAGAACCTTTACCTAATTGAGCAACAACTTCATTTGCTGTTTGCTTGAACATTCTCTTGCCTTCTTCTTCACCAAATAACTTAATGAGAGTGGACTCTTTATAGACCTGAGAAGACTTTTCAATTAATATATATTGATATTCAGAAAGAGGTGGAAGCCCAAGGTAATCAGGGCTTGTTACGAATGTGCGAAGATCAACTGGGCGCTCATCAAATTCTTCGCCGTCCAGCATGTCAATTAAATCATTAAAATCTAAATCCATTATATTGACCACCAACCCTGCGGTGTAGATTTACCGCTATCAATCCATTCCTTATGAAGCTTTGCTACTTCTTTCCAATCAATGCTGTGTGTGGGCAGGCCACATTTTGGACACAGCTTAGTATCCATTTCTTTGTAAACATGCTCACAGAACATTAGCCTCTTCTTCATTTAGTACAACTGGTTCAACAATACCAGTAATTTGAGAAAGTCTCTTTGCTACATCCATCTTACACTTGGGGCAAGAAGCAGTAACCTCTTTTAATATTTTTACAAGAATGTCTTGCTTGCGTTCTGTTTCTGCAATTTGATTTGCTAATTCAGCATTATCTAATAGGCCAACTTCTTGCAGCATACCAATTCGCTTTCCTTCAATATCTGCAATTAATTTTAATGCCCCTGATTTAACGCTAAGCTGTCCAGCCTGATCAGCATCTTCTACTGTTTTCCAGGCTTCTTTAATTAACATTGCGTAGTGTTGATCTGCTCCAGAGACAGCCTCTTTAGCCCTCTCACGGGCCGCTGTGTCGTTGTGTACGACATTCTTCCACTCACCTATCAACTCAACAACTTCGGCCCTCTTAAAGCCTGTAAGGGTAGAAATTTGGGTTGGGTTATTACCTTTTAGCAGTTCTTCAACTACTTTATTCATGCGATCAAAATGATCAGCTAATTCAATTTCAGACATATGTTAGAGTATACTCTTAGTCGACTAAAAAATCAACTGGATTTAGCTATTTTATATAATACTAGGTACCCTATAAGATCATCAATATCATTATCTCCTGCAAAGCCTTGATTATTTTTAACTCTGTTTAATTTATCATCAATTCTAACCTTTAGTTGCTCTACGCTATCCGCCGTCGAAAATATTCTGGCTGGCTCCAAAGCTGAATTACCGTATGATATATTCTTTTCAATAAGCATGTGTGCAATTTCATGGCAGGTTGACCATATCTTATTTCCCGCAGGAGCACCTACAGACCTTAAATATAGATCACTACAATTAAAAGTTATTACATCCTCAAATACTGGCTTTAACATTATTTAGTCCTCATTACTGCAATAAAATGATCGTCTATAGGATTATTTGGATCTGTTGTGTGTTCGATGCTATCCATTATAAAATATTTTTCTAGAATTGGCAAGACCTTTGTTTCAGAATGGTCAATCCATGTCCTACTATGTATAACTATTTTATCAGTAATATTAGAGATATCATTTAAATATTCGTTTAGCTCCGAGTCTTCTATGTGTTGAAATACAAGGCTGGCAAGAACTAGGTCAAATTTAAAACTTTTAACAGTACTCCAGTCTGATGTATATAATATATTGCTTGACTGGTTTTCTGCTGGAACTAACGAAATCATACTTGGTAAATCAAAGCCTACAACTTTTCTATAATCTTTAGTCATAGCACGAGTATTTCTTCCTACCCCACATCCAAAATCTAGTGCATATTGATTATGACCTTCTGAGCTTTTAGTCAAGGATATTACCTCGTCATATACTGGCATGTTTTTAAACTCTCCAGTGTATCCAGTTAAAATTAAATCTCCTGCTGTTTCTTCGTTAGCATTGAGCCATATATCTTTACTCATCGTTTTTTAATTAGTCCAAACTTATCTAGGTATCTCTGTATTGTCATTGCAGAGACCTTACACTCATCGGCAATTTCAGTTACCGTTTTTTTCTGAACTACATATCTACGATACAGCCATATCTGACTTTGGTATAATTTCATCGTTCAGTCAACACCTTATTGGCATAATGAGCAATTCCAAATGAATCTGCTACGTCAAAATCGTTTAGCAGAATCCCATACTTATTGTTAAAATAATCTACTGTTCTTTGTTTACGCATATTACGTAGTTGAGTTTTATACCATGAATCGGCATAACCTGGATTCTTTACTCTTATTGCCTGCTTCTCATCTTTTGTTGGGTTCTTATTGCCGATATATGCCTGCCAAGAACTAGGGGATATAGTAATAACGGAAGCGCCAGTAGACATAAGCTCAGCAATGACAACACCATAGACATATGATAATTTTATCACAGCGTCAGGGGATCTGACAAGGATTGCTCCTTCTACTGCAATATAATCAGCCTTTAACTCATCAAGCATTACGTGCATTTTCTTTTTAGAATCATATATTTTTTCATATATATCTGATCCAACTAAATTAATCTTGCCCCATTTTAACGGCTTATCATTTTCCATAAGGCAGAATGCTACAGAGTTCGTAGAAGCGTCTATGCCAAGAACCCTGTTTGCTTTGGTTTTTACTAGGTCAGCTAATTTCATCTAGCATTCCTTTAATTTTACTTCTTTTTGTTATATCTATTTTTTTCTGGCATGAAGCACACAATGGCGTATCATTATATCTACTTAATTGAGATCCGCATTTTTTACACCCACGAGTTGCCCCATTACGTATAGCCTTTTTTTCATAATACTTTTCCATAATGCGTCTATTTGTTGCAACTCTGCAACATTCATCTGTACAGTACTTTTGATTATGAGTTTTTGGATTAAATTCTTTAGCACATTCCTTATTAGCACATATCATAGTTTTGGAACCTTGTATGTTTCTATTTGAACTGTTCCTATTAATCCAGAGTAACACTCTTTCTTAATTGGGCAATATGTGCAAGGCATCTTAGATTTTGATGCTCCTTCTGGACGCATTGGCAGATCGCCTTCTTTAAAGTTATCCCATACTTCACACATCCACAAGAATGTCTCTTCAATTATTTGAGTATTTTTTTCATTCATAGATACTGGAATAACAATCAGCTCTTGGGTATTTTTATTTTCGTATAAGAAAAATCCCTCTTTGGCATTCTTTAGTTTCATGTATGTCAGAAGCTGTAGCAAATGGTTGGCTGTAGGCTTCATCTCTGACTGTCTAGCATCCCACACTTCTTGCTTAGCTGTTTTAATTTCTCCAATTACGGTTTCGCCATCGTACTCCATAATTAAATCTATAAATCCACGTATAGGTGGATACTCATTAATAATCTCTTCTTCTTCTGCTCTAAACTCTGGCATAGTAGCAATAAGCTTTTGAAGTCTTTCGTGAGCCTGAGTTCCTTGTGCCATATTAGCAACAGCCACAGCGTCATTGTCATCAATAAACATTGCACCGCTAAATGCCATGTACCAGTATCTAGGGCATGTGCCATGACCATATCCTAAAGAGCTTGGACTGAATGACTTCTTGGTCATCTCTCCGTCTGCACGTTTTGTATTTCGGTATGACTCATCAAGCAACTGTGCAAACAGCTCTGGATCAAAGTGCTTGCCTGTGTGCTTTTTAAACTTAAGGTTTTTTACTATATCTCTACCCATTATGAATTGTACCTAACGACATACTTAAGTGCATCTACAAGTTTGTCTATGGACTCCTTTGCTGAATAATAAATATTTTTCTTATTGTTGTTTGTTGTGCCAGCTTTATCTTTAGCTATAGTAGAATAATAAGAAGCCATCATGGAAAACTTTGTAGACATGGCCTGAAGCTCAATAATTAAATACGGAGCTTTTGCTGAAGGTACATCTGGATTCATAAGCAGTTTAACAACAATTGCTAATGCTCTGTCTAATTGCTCATCTGCCATATATTCATGAAGATCATTAAACTCTGTTATTGAACTAATAAGCTCAAGGGTGTTCTTATCTTCCGCCATGCTTTGCTTTCTCTTTCTTATCTAATTTGTCTATAAATAAACCAAGTGGGTACCCGATTAAAAAACCTATTGCAATTCCCGCAATTAAAAACATTTCCATTATATAAACCTCTGAACTATTCCATAGCCTATCCAAAGCCCTACAATTCCCATCAATCCAGCAAACACTGGTGGGGCTGGAATAGGAAGTCTAAATATACTAAACACTGCACCAACTGCTGCACCAACTAATGTTGTTAAAAGTATTTCTCTCATATTATTTACTTAACCACCTTATGCTTTGCCTTGTACGGGCCAAGGTCAGCCTTTACGGTCCCATCTTTTCTAATCCTGACAATTCTGCCATCCCTAATAATAGTTTTATTAAAAGGTATCTTATTACTTGATCCCATTGTTATCCTCCCAGAACTGTATTAGTTCTTCTAAAACTGCCCATTCAATGATTCCAAGACGAACCTTAGAAT